ATCGTATTCTATATTCAATTATCTCTTTAGCTCAAGTGTCATGCCAGATTTGAATTCAAAGATTAGCTTGTCATCAAAGACCGTAATCTTCTCGATAAGCCTTCTAACCATCTGCTCATCGTACTCTGTAATTCGGTTTGTCTGCGTCTGTAGGAACTCTCGCATCTCGTTGATGCGTTTTCTTAACATTTCCTGTTCGGCATCCTTGGTTACAACTGCCGCCTTCTTTTCCCTTAAGGCATCAATCTCATTTGCAATGACATCGTACTCGGCATTCTTGTTCACGCACATTACAAGCTTTTCCTGAAGTTCTTCCATCCTTTGGTCGATGTACTCAAGTGTTGCTGTGGAGTCCCCGTTCAGCACATCTTCGATATTGTGCTGCAACTGTACCAAGAACTGTTCTCGTCCGCCAAGGGTCTTATTGATGGCTCTTACCACTGCATTCTGAATCTCATTTTCACTGATGGCATCTGCATCACATCCTTCTTTCGGACCCTTTTCAATTCTACTGGCACATCTCCATTTGTTGTAGGATGCACCCCTAGCCTTCCAAGCCACTCTTCTAAAAAGATCTCCACATTTGCCACAGTAGACAATGCTCGATAATGCATACTTGCTACTGTAGACTCTCTTGGTCTTTCCGTTTTCTGTTTTAAGGTGTGCCCTGCGAAGGAGTTCTTCCTGAACCTGCATGAACAGCTGTCTTGGAATGATTGCTTCGTGGTTGTTCTCAACATAGTACTGTGGAACAATACCGTTGTTGGATACTCGTTTTTTGGTAAGAACGTCAACCGTGTAGGTCTTCTGCAAAAGGGCATCACCCATGTACTTCTCGTTGGTAAGTATCTTTCTGATGCCATCTCCACGCCATTTCTTGTTCCCGGTTGCTGTAGGAATGCCGTCTGCCATAAGTCCGTCTGCTATGGTCTTAAGGCTTGCACCTTGCAAGTACTCTCGGAAGATTCGTCTTACAATGATTGCCTGGTCTTCATCAATGATGAGGTGGCCGTTCTCATCCTTTGTGTATCCCAAGAACCAATTATGATTGACCTGAACTTCTCCATTCTGGTATCGGAACTGAAGTCCCATCTTAACATTCTTGGAAAGGGATTCTGATTCCTGCTGTGCAAGGGAGGCCATTATGGTAAGCAGCACCTCGCCCTTGGAATCCATCGTATTGATGTTTTCCTTCTCAAAGAATACTGGCACATTCCTTTCCTTCAGCTGTCTTATGTACTTAAGGCAGTCCAGGGTGTTTCTTGCAAATCGGCTGATTGACTTTGTGATGATCATGTCGATTTTGCCTGCCATCGTATCTTCAATCATTCGATTAAATTCTTCTCGCTTTTTAGTGTTTGTTCCGCTGATACCATCATCAGCATAAATCCCGGCAAACTCCCATTCAGGATTCTTTCTAATAAATTCTGTGTAATGCTCAACCTGTGCATCATAGCTTGTAGCCTGTTCTTCGCTGTCTGTACTTACTCGGCAGTACGCTGCGACCTTAAGCTTTGGCTTGTTGTCAGAAGTGGCTGTATTACCTACACGCTTTCTTGCCGGAATAACTGTTATGTTCTTTGCTCCTGCCATTTGTTATTCCTCGCTCTCTATCAAACTGTAAATGTATTCTGCCTGCTCAAAGGGATCTGCAAAGGTAAGTTCTGCAGGCTTGAACCTAAACGATGTAGGTATCGTAATATTTCTCTCCTTGCATTTTCTGTCAAGCCTTCCAAGGTTGCCTGCCCTTCGTGTCAGTTCTTCCTGAAACCTTTCTATGGTTTCTTCATCAATAATCTGTGGGTAATAGTCAGTCCCCAGATACTTCTTATTAGAAAGCATTCTCTTGACCGTTGCATGGTTCATCTTAAATCCTGCTTCCTTGGCAGCATCAACCAGTGATTTGCCTTCAAAGTAGTATCTATAGGTTGCCTTGATCTGCCAGGCAGTCGGTTCATCGACTACAGCACATCCGTCAACTATTTTGTACCCAAGTGGTATGTGTGCCATATCAATCTATCCTTTCTTTCAGCCTTAAGCCGAATTTTAATTCAAACTCAACTTCATCTCTAGATAGCACCTTTACCTTTTCTACGAACCTTTCAAATAAGGAATCGTCCCATTCGGTAAATGGCTCTGCTCCGTTAAGGAAGTCCACCAGTTCTTTTAATTTCTGCTCCATCGAATATCCGGCATCGTCCATTGTGTATAACAAATCTCGCTTTGCTATCAGATGTTCATATTCCGTAATCAGCTTGTTATGAGCCTCTGCAAAAACTGGTCTTTCAAGATAGCCTCTTGTAAGAAGTGTATTCAGCTGCTTTCGCTGTTCTTCATTGGCAGCTATTTCTTTTTCGATTTCTTCTACACTATGGATGTTCTTTTTTGAATTGTCTGTTGTGATGGCTATAAGAAGTGGTTTCAATACCAGGTCATTTCCAAAACGCAGCTTGTTCATCATCGTAAGGAAAACTCTCTTCATGTCATCATCACGGATGTACTTCATGGAGCAGGATTTGGAATCTTCCAAGTGACCGCCACAGCACCAGGCATTGTAGCTTCTGCCATGTGAAGTGTAATGGTATCTTCTCTTGAAAGACCTGCCACACTCTCCACATTTGATTTTGCCGGACATCACATATCGGTTCTGATATTTTGATGTATCCTCACTGCAGTTTCCTTTTTCAAGTCCTCGTTGCCTAATTGCTTCCTTAGCCTTCTCAAAGGTTTCTCGGTCAATGATTGCCTCATGGTGGTCTTCACAATAGTACTGTTCTTCTTCGCCATAGTTCCTTTTTCTCTTGAAGGCTGCATCTGTGATGGTCTTCTGGAAAAGGGCATCTCCTATGTACTTTTCGTTTGTAAGAATCCCGTTGATTGTGCCACCAGTCCATTTTCCACCTTTCTTGGTAGGAACTCCTTTTTCGTTCAGTTCCTTTGCAATGATGTGGGTACTCTTACCGGCAAGGCAGCCTGCAAAAATCTCTTTTACAACTTCTGCCTGTTCAGGAACAATAACCATCTCACCATCAACATTGGCATAACCATAAGGTGGATAAGAAATCACATAAGTTCCGTTCTGGAATCTTTTCTTAATGCTCCACTTCTCATTCTCGGAAATGGAACGTGACTCGCTCTCTGCCATACTGGCCAAGATTGCAAGCATCAGTTCGCTCTCCATTGAGCCTGTGTGGATATTCTCTTTTTCAAAAATGATGTAAACATCGTAGTTCAGAAGTTTTCTTACAAGAGCCAGGCAGTCGGTAGTGTTTCTGCTGAATCTGCTGATGGACTTTGTAATGACAAGATCGATAAGACCTTTCTCGCAGTTTTCAACAAGTCTTAACAAGCCATCTCGCTTTGCTGTCTTCGTACCGCTGATACCGTCATCGTAGTAAATGCCTGCGTACTCCCATTCGCTATTCGCTTTGATGTAACTTTCATAGTGATTCTTTTGTGTATCCAGGCTGAGTTCCTGTTCATTGCTGTCGGTAGATACTCGGCAGTATGCAGCGACTCTCAACTTCTTAAAAATTGAAAGGTGTACCTGGTCTATTTTCGTTACATTCTTCACATCAATCACCTCGCTTTCGCATGGACATATTCCCGTAGAAACGCATATATATCAAGTCAATCACTGATAAATCTCGCTTAAATATGGAGAGAAAATAAGTCGATTTTTCTCCGAGATTTTGTGTAATTCATCATCAGAAACAAGACCCTTTTCTGCCATCTTACGGACTATCTTTTCAGCAAGAATAAAGTCGAACTCCTGCTGCAGTTCTTCCTGTGTGAACACCTTTGTGTCCGGCTTTGGTGCTACGGCACCTTCTTCTAACTTTGTAATCTGCATAAAAAAACACCTCCTACCAGGTA